CTCCGTGTAACACAAGGAGTGGGTGTATGGCACATCAGCAGTGACAGTAAACGGTCGCCGCAATGACTCATATTCAAGGCTTAACTCTGAATACTGCCGATTTAAAGTCTGATATTCCGCTACCAGATCATGATGGGGTTTACTCAATATCCCCTGCAGATGCTTCTCTGCGGCAATACGATCAAATAGATTTTGCAGCGTTGCATATTGTTCGGCACTTGGTAATTGCCACTGGCTTTCGCCTGTGACTTTCCAAACAGGCGAATGGCAGAGACAGTGTTATCAGCACTCCTCTGCCGCCCATTCCACAAACAAAAAGCCCTGACTTATGTCGGGGCTTGTCATTTTGGGGGGGCTCATAAAACACAAAACCCCGCACGAAGCGAGGTTTATTTGACTGTGTAAGCGCTACTGCACAACCCACTCTTATCAGACTAGAACACTTTATGCGTAGCGCACTAATCCTTTTTTGTCATTTTCATGAATATGTTGGACCTGGGTGTAAGGGTCCATCTCAAGAACCGCGCCCGTCATTGCCAAGCAACCATCAACAAAACCCTCTGCAACAAGCATCTGCTGACGAACTCGGCTCTCAGATACTTTATATCGCTTCGCTATTTGGCGCTTTGAAACACCGAATATGTAATGCAGACATATCAGCGCAAATTCATGCGTCAATTGGCGGGCCTTTAATTGTCCAACGGCAGCATCAATGATCAAGCCGTCATCATCACAGCAGGACTCTTTGCTGCTCGACGTGACCGGCAGCAACCCTTTAAAACCTGCTGCTATGGGAGAATAGTCGGTGCCGGAATTATCACGTGACCAAACGCCCCAGCGGGCTAAAACTAAAGAAATGTCTCTCATGCTAAAGCCCCTACGCCGATCGAGCGATCCATAAAATGAAACCACAGTACAACCTGGTTACCGTATTCCGCTTCCCACGCATGCATATCAGCATGCAGTGAGTTGTGGCAGTCACGGCACAGAGGAATAGTGAAAAGGTCGTGAGCCTTGGTGCCCATGCCGCCCTGCGAGTGACCAATGATGTGATGAGGGTCGTCAGCTGAACTACCGCAGCCGCAGCACTGTTGAGACTTAACCCACTTGAGCCACTTCTTACTCTCCCAGCGCTGCAGCTTTGGAATGCGCATAAAGCTGGCTGGTGGCTCGTCATCAATTTTTAATGTCAGCACTTTCTTAACTTGAGCAACTTTCGATTCAATGATCTGCGCAGGGCTTGGTGTCCAAGTGATGTCGCTTTCTTTTGTTGGCCCTGACTTCATCTCAGATGGCAGCATGCGCAGCGAAAAGCGATCAATAGAATCTGGAAGAAGGTCATAAACGTTGTTAACAACGGCCCAATAACACAGTTCTGGCAATGTTAGCTGATGACCTTCTGGAAAACGGAAGTAGTCACTAACCGTTTCTACAATCCACGCTATGAGATTATTAGTCGCAAGTTGATTGAGTCGGGGTAATGTATGCTCTCTCAACTTGTTGTCGTGATGCCAACACAGGCGGATTGATCGCTTGTCATAACGTAAAGTAGTGAGGTTGCGGACGTGTGTGTCACCCGGATCGTGCCACTGACACTCTTTCAGCTGCTCGACCCACGACTCAAGCACTCGATGGCCACCAGCGGCGCGGATGACTCTTTCATGCTCAAAGAATGGTAATAGTCGCGGATCATTAGCTAATTGCTGGTTAGCCACGGGCAGCATGCCAGTAGGGAGCGATTTAAACTCCTCCGGCTCAGTGGCCACAAGTAAACGACCTTGCATAAACGGCAGAACATCATTCCCCGGCCTCAAGATGACAATGCCCAGCTCACGCTGAATAAATGGAGTTAATAGCGCCCTCATGCTGCTTTAGCCGTCATCATTAATTTAATGAGTTCAGCCACTTTTGATTCATAGAAGTGTGGCTGCGTCTCGCGTGGATTGCCCGGGCTGGTGATGTTCTTGCCATAAATCAGCCCTTTTGACGTCACTGACCAAAAGTATTTGATTCCCCCCTTAGCTTTTGGTGATGTGCTCGGGCGGGATCGGCGTTCAACAATGCCCAACTCAGCCAGGCGACCAAATGCCACTGTCGCCCTAATGGAGATTGCCCGAGATTTAAGTATCGTACTCAGCGCCATGGTTGGACGGCTGGAGCCATCAACAGCATCAGCGGGAGCATCAATGGCATATTCTGGGGCTAGATTTGGCAAACCGATTGCTTGCTGTAGCTTTTGGCAGGCACCGAGAACGGACGAGTTGGAGAGGTTGAGTTCTTTGCGCATGAACTCTAATAAAATGACACCAGCCTGCATTTTATCTGCTGATGGGTTTGCTGCTGTAATTGAATGACTGACGACTAGATCGAATGTTCGAATCACTTTCAAACTGAATGATGCACTGATCCACATGGCGTAGGCATACACCAGCTCTTTACAAACAAATACACCGGGATTGATACCGCCCCTGATGATTTCCAAAGCAGGAATTCCGGCTTTGCTTATTTCTTGAGCTATTTCTCTCGTCTGAATGTTTTGAAGCCAAACACTTGGGCGATGGCGAGACTCTCCGCCAGCAGCACGATGTAAGTCATTTAGGCAATAGCGGCCAGAATTATCAAGACGAACGGAAATACCTTCAATTACCAGTAACTGATTCATAATTCACTCCACACATTAGTTTTAACAAGCCTCTCCAATCCAATGTCCGCACAATTGGAGAGGTGAATAACTGCACAATCACTGTACATCAATACACTATCAGCGAGGAACATTTTTATTCACCTCACTGATATGTATCTCTATCTTCCCTCCCTTGATGATTGGCCCCCACTCAATCAAAAGCTTTTTCACCTGGCTATCATCGGCCCACACGCCCGCGTGAGTCAGGGCATCCAGCGGTGCTTTCAGAAAATTATCAAGATCCCGCCGAATGAGATTTGGAGGGTAAAAAACGATAGAGACTGCAACTGGATCGGTAATAGCTTTCGGCTTTCGCCGTAATTGTTCAAGAATGCAAGCTAAAGCCTCAGATCGGAACTGACGACCCTTGACGCTGATAAGATGGCGACCCGCTAACGGCCCCTTAGTCGGGGCGCGCCAATAGCTGTTTACTGAGGGTGGAAATGGCAGAGTGAGTTTCATCGCTCTACCCCAACATTTACGGAGTGGGCAATACGGGCTGCTGCTGTTACTAAATGGTCTGGATCTAACTCAATACCAATAAAACTATACCCCTCAAGTAATGCCGCCTTGCCCGTTGAGCCTGAACCCATGAAGGGATCTAGAACTATCCCCGCCGCTGGGGTTATCAGGCGGCACAAATAACGCATCAGCTCGACTGGCTTCACGGTTGGATGGGGGTTTTTCGCTCCGCCGGACCGGCCAGCACCTGCTCGTGGATCATTCAATCCAGCACTCCCCTCTTTACGCCCACCCGTCATGTCGCTAGCTGAACAGTTAATGAATCGATCCATACCTTCATCACGCTCAGTTTTATTGACCTTGGCGCAATAGAAGAATCGTGCAGCTGATTTACTAGTTTCAATGCGGGCTGCATGTTCGCGGGGTGCATTCATATCTCCGTAGCAAACCCGAGATGGCCGGTTATTTCCCGTAGTTTTCAGATCGCCATGCTGCCCTCTGCTATCCGGAAAAGCAGCGATCACTTCTTCACTTCCATCATGCATAATGTTTGCAGGCCAGCGACCTAACTGCTCCGGCTTCCACTCGGTAGACTCATGGTCTTTACCGTCTCGAGCGCGGGATAGAAGCCCGCCTGCGCCGCCAGAAAGAGACTCGCCTGTCGGAACCCGGCATAAATCAACTCGCAATGCGCCAGTACCAAATTGATTAACATTCCCTTCTACCGTCCCAATCAGCGGCTTACGAGCCATAACAATCGGTTCGTGGGCAGGTTTTAACGCTGTGCCAAGTCCAGCATTATCGCCGGTGAGATTTTTCGACTTAGGGAAACCACTTCCGTAAATCCACATAAGCTGATCGCGTATCTCGAAACCAGCATCCTCAACATTCACAACCAGACGGTGATAAGTTCTCGATCCACCAAATGCCAGCAAGTGACCGCCCGGCTTTAATACCCGCAAACATTCAGTCCATTGCGCCACTGTAGGAACCTGATAGTCCCATTTATTACCCATAAAACTCAGGCCATAGGGTGGGTCTGTTACGATTGAGTCAACCGAGTTATCAGCCATGGAGAGCAGGACATCTTCGCAGCGGCCCATATTGAGCTGATAGGTCATATAGCCACCTCCCGATTGAGATGATGAGAAAATAGGCGCAGCATCCGGTAGTTACTTTCAAATGAAAAAGTATCCAGTACTAAAAACCAGCCACGTTTTTTCGCAATTTTCAGTAACTGCTGATCATCAGTCCAGTGTTTACGTAACTCACGAATACGCCACCAGCGCTGCATTTGCTGGAACATTGCTACTAACGACATAACTTTAACGCTACTGATAATCATGCTGCTACCTCCCCGCTCACGCGCTGACTGCATTCTTTCCAGAGAGCATTCCAGCGAACAACCGCAAAACTGGCCCCCATCGACCGCACGCCAACTTTGCTAGCTTCTAAGCCAACCTTGATTTCTAACTCACTGCGCTTAACATCTTGTCCGGTACCTGAAATAAAACGCTTATAAGCTGAGTCGCGTTCGCTATTGTCGATAACTGGCGCAACAGCTACTTTTGCCTGACTGCGCATCACCAGCTCATCCCATTTAACGCGGAGTTTGCGAGGGCTTAAGATATTGGCCGCCCAGAATGAATCAGTATTTGCCCACTTAAATAATTCGCAGATCTCGCGATGAGAGCGGTCATCCTGTTCGCGCATCAGGCGTATATCATTCGACCACTCCACCCAATTCGGTTCTTTAGCCGCTGCATTCACAATGCGGATTTTGGCAAATATCCATTTGGCTGCGTCCAGATCCTTGGTAGTTCCCCATGATTTTCCTGATGGGGTGTATATCGCGGCGTCTGGGTGAGTAGATAAAAAATCACTTTTTGCCTTGTTGCCGGATTCGTCAGAATTCTGCAACGAAGAGGGTTTATTGATCTGTAAGTAATGATCTGTATAGAGATAAGATTCGGCTACATCGCCGTTTCCATTTGGCTTTTCTGCTGTTTCCATTTGGCTTTTCTGCCGAATGGATTCGGCAATACTGCCGTTTCCATTCGGCAATACTGCCACTTCCACTGCTGGCGGGAATATCTTGGCAATTAACACATCACCATCAAGCCGATAATGTTTCTTTGGGGTGCCGTTTACTTTGCGTGTGACTGTCTCGATAACGCCGGGAAGATAGTTGCTGATCAGCTTGTTTGTTGCCTTGCGAACCTGATCAGCAGTAACGCCTCTAATCTCTCCAGCGAGTTCGTCATAGCTCTTATAAAACCAGCCATCATTAAGGCTCGACGGTATGCCAGACCAATAAACCAACTGGTTCAAAATTGCAGCTAACATGTGGGCCTGCTGATCACCTTTGAAAAAATCCAAATAAGGTGCAGGAATAACAATGACATTCTTCTGCCCGGACAGAGCCTGAATAACATCAAATATCCGGCTCATATAACTACCTCGGTAAATTCTGCTCTGAAACGCCGGATAGGCTTGGTTAACTCGCCATGCTCATAATCATCACGGAGATAAATAACCTCGCCAGTTGTACTGTCATACCTGATTACATGAACTCGAATGCCACGCTTATCTTTGTAGTACCGATCAAGCAATTGAAGTGGGTTAGTAGTGGTAGTGCCGGGATTAGTCATGCACACCCCCACCAACGACGAACAACACCCACAATTCCCAACGCCCTGCTGTGGTTGCACGGTACCCACCGACCCTTTATCATTCGTTCATACCGGAACGGACTCACCGCAATACAACGCAGTTGCGGGATTAATCGTTTAGCAGTTACAATGTTCATGCGTTAATTACTCCACACAATGTTTAGTTAATGCACCCGACGCTCCAGTGCCGCACACTGGGGCGTCACCCTTTTCAGGCTCACAATAGACTCTCGATACCAACGTCAAGAACTGCATCAGCGTGACTCTGAATGCATACGCGATATCATTAAGGTCATGCCACTCCTGCTGGCTAACAACACCATCAGTAATGTACTGACGGTAAGCATTAACCAAGTCACCTAGCCGCCCTACCAACTCGGCCAGCTTGATCCCTATCTCCTCGTTGTCCGTATCTACCTCGACAAAAGGAACGTGATAGCCACCCCTTTCCCTTGACCAGGCATCAGTTACATAGGCATTGCTTGCCGCCTTCTCCAGCACCATTACCCAGCCAATCGGGAAAATCTGATCACCATCAGTGCGTAGGCGGTTGAATATCGCGTTCTGTGTTACCCCAAGCCATTCTGCTGCTTCGGCATAACCACCCGGCAAGCTAGTGATAGTCTTTTTAATTGCGGCCACCAGCCATACTGGTTGTTTCTCTGCTTGCCACTTCGGATCTTGATTTTTCATTCCCACAGCTCCTTATGTTTTTCAGTGGTTTTGGTTATTAATTTAATGCTGTAATCTCTATTGGTAATCGATCGCCTTGATTGACCGCTTCCAATGCCACGTGTCTCGATAGGCTACCGCCAGCCCATAGCATGCCTTCATGTCTCGGAACCACTGGCGCTGCTCCCATATTTGCCAGCGATGGGACTTAATGAGGCGAGGTACGCACAAAATGGAGATCATCCCAATTGGTGACACTTTCGGCGCCAGCCCCTTCGGCATATGCTTAGCCCAGTCACGACGAAGCGTTCTCCGCATGCTGAAATAAACGCTTAATAGGAATGCGGGTAAGAAGATGGCTATCTGAATTAAAAGGAATATCTCGAATTGATGAACACCCTCTGGAGTGAGTTCATGTTTTTCTTCAACACCAATCCGCCCCTTATTAGCTTCGCTTTGGGTGTGGTTGCCTTTATTTGGGGTGTTGCTGCTTTCGGGTTGGGCACCTGGTTCGGTCACCGGCTCGCTAAGAGCAGAGACAGGCGAAAGGAGTTCAACGTTATTGCCGATCCAATTGAACTCTTTCTCATGGCTGAGCAGCGGCGACTCAAGATCGGGAATGCTGGACATTGGAACGTTAGCATTAAATTTGACGGTCTCACCCTTCACCTGCCAACAAAAAGGCGTCAGACCTATGAGCAGGCAGTAAGTGATTACTTTTCTGCCATGAGCGCCACTAAAGAGGTTTTCCCGTCTGGGCAGATTCTTGTTCACCCCTGCATACCTGATGCTATTGCTGCTATTGATAAGCTGCTTGCCTTTGTTAAGCATCGTTAGTCCTTATTTGGCAGTTGTGGTAGAGGATAAGAATCCAAAGCGCTCGGAATAATCAGCACGACTAAATTTTAAAGAGCCACCCGTAATCTCGGAAATCAACAAGGCGTATTGCCATGGAACCTTTTCACCCCAAAGGCTCACTGTACTTTTTGATATCCCCAAAGCCTTTCCCGTGGCGCTAGTGCCGGAGAAGTGGGCTAGAACTTCTGTCTTCTTCATAATTACTCTCCTGGTTTATTTTTAGTTTAACTTTCAAAACCAATAAAGGTCAAGTATCAAAACCTTATATGTTTAAAAATACAAACATGAAAATTAAAGATATGGCCATGAGTGAGCGCATTAGAATGCAGATGCAGAAACTCAATTTAAAAAGCAAGGACATAATTGAAGCAACTAAGGCTTCAAAGGGTGCCGTGAGCCAGTGGGTGAACGGCGGTGGCTGTCCGTCCTCTCAATACATAGCCCCGCTAGCAAAAGTACTAAATGTAAGCGAGCAATGGCTTCTGCAAGGCGGGATGCAGCGATACAAGCCCCAATTGACAAATGTCAGGGAACTCCAGAGGATTCCTTTACTATCATTACAGCAGGCGGGGGCTTGGAGTGATCTAATGAGTCAAGATTTAGCCGCTTTTGAAGACTGGATTGCAGTAGCTGAGGATGTATCCCCCTTCTCCTTCGCGATAAAAATGGACAATGATTCAATGGTTAGCGCTACCGGGAATGTTACGATCCCGCAGGGTGCGACAGTTATTGTAGATCCAACCCAAACCCCTTCGGCTGGGCGGATTGTCATAGCTTTACTTGACGATAAAGAAACGGTCACAATCAAAAAATTGTCTATCGATGGACCGAATATTTATCTCGTCCCGCTTAACAGCAACTATAGAGCGATTCAAATCGAAAACCTAAGCCAAGTGATTGGCGTCTGCCTTCGAGTGCTCTCGAACCTTCCGTAACAGTTTCAAACCAAACCCATTCATTTAATAGCCCTGCACATATGGGCTTTCTTATGCTCCCGCCCAAAAAGTTTTGATATACAAACTTTATTCTTGACTGATTAGTTTTGTTATGTAAACTTAACTCATCAACAGCGAACAGGCAGGACGCCCACGAAGTAGCCGCCCGAGGCATATGAATGTCGGGATGATTCGCTTAGTAGAGTTAATAATGGGAGTAATTAGAATGGAATTAGCCAAAGAATCAATAAGTACGGTGTTTCAGGTTCCAGCGAGTGCACTAAAAGACATCGAGACCAGCCCAAAGCAAGAACCGAAGATCATGGCGGGTAACCTTAGCGACGATGAACTTTTTCAATGGATGGAAGGAAAGGTTAGTGCTGCACGGCAGTTAAAATCAGCACTTGCAGATCGTGATAGCATCCTGCAAGCACTGGATAACGTTGATCACAGAATTTTACATCTTACCAATTTTGCGGCTTTGGAATTGTTAAGTACAGCTCAGGATCCCACTCCGCATCCATGAAGTCAGGAAAGGCTTTTCTGGATGTTAATCCACCATACATTTTTAGCAGCGACTGAGCAGCCTCAGGAAGATTAGCAGGAGACAGCTCATTTTGTAGCAACAAAACAATGTCGGTGAGCGATAAAGATCTGATTTCTTCTAAAGGCCATTTGTACTTTTGTAGCAGAAGGTGTTCAAGAGCTTTTCGGCCCTCTAAAGGGTTCCAAATCGTACAGTTTTCTTCTCTATGGGTATGTAGGACTGACTCAAGGGCAAAAATTAGGGCTGAGCGATTTTTACATTGAGTATATTGTGGTTCAATAATTGCGCCAATTCTTGCAACGTCATGTAAAGAAAAGATTTTTTTACTTATGATATCAAAGTACTCTTCACAGATAACTGACATAGATATTCCCTTCTTGGTTGTGTGAGAACTCCCAAGATACCACCGCCGCCTGAGGTGGAGAAGTAACCAGGCACAGATCTGATACCTGATCCACGTTACGGATCACGCAACAGGTAAGAGCACTCCGCGTGGTAAGCGAGAAACCCATGGAGCGCGCAAGCGAAGAAAGGCAGATCAAGTGACCGAGGCTGTTCGTGAGATTGGGGAACCGTATCTCACTAAGCCCGATTAAATATCGGAGCCTGCTGCACATAGAGTGCTCTTACCGTTGTGGTGAATTGATGGGTTGCGGCGGCGCATCCCTTAACCGGTGACCTAATAATTAGGGCAATCCGCTCCTCGTGACGGCGAGGGAGAGCGCGAGAAATACGGGTGTAACAGTTGGGCCGATGACAGTCGGGAAAGACCGACACACAATCGCATGAGCATTACACCGGATATGTGTCATAGCAGCCTCTGATGCAAGTTACCGGCGGGGTAGCTAGGTCGGAAAACCGTGTTCAAGCCAAGCGGGACAAAGTGGTCAAATGTAGTGCTCAGCCGATTGTGGTTTGCCAAAGAGCTGGCCTGCGCAATTGCAGTAGTCGGAAATAAGCGCCGGAAATCACAACCTTGTTCCATTGCTGTGCTGTGTCTTTAGCGGCTGCGCCTGCCAACACCAGATTGGCCAGCCGCCATTTTTTGCACAGAGAAGCGCATTGGTATCTGTGCTCTTCCCTGCGTGTGGAGTGACTAAATAACAATTATCGGTGCGGTGATAATTGCCTATAAACCTATGTGGAGTAATTAACGTGAAACAAACCCAGTTAAAAAATGCAATTATTTTCAAGGCAACTCTTCCTGAAGCTGAATTACTTTCAGGTCACTTAAATGAAGTTCTATTTGCCGCCATTGCCGAGAATGAAAAGAGCCGCATTGGTTTTATTCCCAACATTATTACTGGTGAGCTAGTGACTCCATTTAATGGGGGGTTATCTATTTCACTGCGCATTGATGAAAAGATGATGCCATCTCATGTTATCAATAAAGAAGTAAACGAACGCGCTGCTGTTATTGAATCACAAACAGGTAAAAAACCCAAAAGAGCAGAGCGAAATGCCGTCAAAGATATCGTTATCTCTGAGTTGTGTAAAAAAGCCTTTGTTAAAACCACAATCATTAACGCTTATTACAATATCGAACATGCTTTTTTAATCGTAGCTACCGGCAGTAAGTCTTTCGCCTCCTTGCTTGTTTCCTGCCTGGTTAAGGCTGTAGGTTCTATCAAGACTGAGACCATTCATATTAGTGATATCAAGAATGGACTCACGACGCGGCTAAAAAGATTTACCCGTAACGAGAAGGATGCTTTTGATGGCTTCTATATCGGTGACTTTGTTCAATTATCACGTAAAGCTTTCCAAAATGAAGTTATTAAATATGCAGCAGACATTGACACAATAAAAGCTGAATTAGCTGAAAATTTGAATGATGGGTTTATTGTTGACCAAATGTGTTTATGTACCGGCGGTCTTTCATTTCTATTAACTGAAAACTTCCACTTCAAACGCATTAATACTCGTGATGATGTTGAGTGCGATGATGAGGATGATATCCCTTATCGCTGGAGACATGAAGCAGCAGTACTTACTATTTTCTTAACTGATGTCATTAACCGGCTGTGTGTTTTATTGAGTTATAAGCCTGCCGAAAAAGCGTAATTAATTAATGAATTATAAATCGCCCATTAATTGGGTGATTGGGTAACTGTTACCTAAATTCAGGTTGAGGGTTATTTCATGAATCCAATTCACTTTATCAGCAAGAACATTACGCAGCAACTTATGGACGAGGGTTATTCCTTGTCAGTGGCTCAAGGGGGGGCAAATGAAGCGGTTGACCTATACCGCAGAGCTTCTCAGCCAACTACCCGCAGTCGTGGCATTTACGACGATTGCCTAAAGGTAGCCCTCAGTTACGCAAAGATGAGCGGTGAAAAGGCTAAGCCGATAATAACCGCCAAAAAGAAAAAAGCATAAACCGTGGAGTTAATTTAAATGTCATGCATAAAAACGTATCCAGATTTGCTGCATTTTGATTATGCAGATCCAAAAGAAAGCAGTATTAGCATTAACGATATAGCCCAGGGCCTTTCCAACGAGTGCCGGTTCGCTGGCCATATCCCTTATTTCTATTCTGTTGCTCAGCACTCATGGCTGATTAGCCAACTTGTTAGTCCTGAATTTGCGCTGGAAGCACTACTGCACGATGCAACAGAAGCATACTGCAAAGATATACCCTCCCCCCTAAAACGCTTACTTCCCGACTATAAAGCCATTGAGCGCAGTATTGATTTGGTTGTCCGGACTAAATTTGGTCTGCCATCTAAAATGTCACCAGAAGTTCACCATTTCGATCTAGTGATGTTGGCTACTGAGCGCCTAGAGCTGGATATAGATGATGGTGAGATCTGGCCAATGTTGGCGGGAATTCCACCAGCCGATATTGCCATCTGCCCCATGTCACCTGGCCATGCACGCGTTATTTTCTTGGCGCGCTTCAATGAGCTAACCGGAGCTACTCAATCATGATGTACGGCCTGTTTCTACTCGTCTGCTACACCTTCCAGCCGTGCCAGTACGAGCCACAAGGCTACGTCTATCCGGATGATAAGAATTGTATAGCAGACATTCAGCAACAAGGTCTGTCACGTGAATACGAATGCCTGCCGGTTGATGGCGTTCTCTATACGAGGAAACAGTGATGATCAAGATAATTACAGCAGCAACGGTTGAGCGTGATAACTGTGGGTTCTGGACTCACCCTGATTACTTTGACACAGAAGAAGGTCCAGCTTGTTACTGGTTGCGCCCTATTGAATGTGATCCGGAAGCATTGGCGGCCCACTTCGACAAGTGCTATGCAGAGGCATTCAAAACAGAGTATCTGATAGCTGAACGTGATGCAGCGCTCAACACTTGCTCATTGATTGCCGAGGTTTTGGGTATAACCGGCGCTGTAGCAGGTGACACTATTGCACGGGTGCAGCAGCTGGTTTCTGAAAACTCGGTAATGCTAAAGCTACTCACCGATATTAGCGAAAATCATTCTGAGTTTGTTGATGAGGGGGACGGTTACATGTGTGCCAGCATCCCTCTTGATTATGTATCCGAAATAAACATGTATGTTTCCCGTGATGTTAATGCCGAAAATCCATTTCCAGCCACAGACGCGGCGATTAACGAGATAAAGGCGCAGGGTGTTGATGAGTTCATTGATGGAGATTTGCGCTCAGTCTGCTTGAGTATGGGTTGGGATACAAATAGCTCTGCTTATCTCGTTCAGCAGCTTTTGCGAGAGTTCGCCGCCAGCCTGAGGGGTGAGTGATATGGCGAAAGAATACTTTGTCATAAGCGTGAAGCACACCACTCGCCATAACCGCTACATAATTTTGTGGGCAGAAAATGACGCTGGATATCGTGGAAGAATAGAGGCCGCTGGACGCTACGCGGAGGACAGAATTTTATCCCACCTTCATTATTACAATTCTGGTTGCGCCACGGTAGCTGTTCCATGTGAGGTGTTAGAGCGGCTTGCTGAGCCTGTAGAGAAAAAGTTTTTCGATACTGAAGGCGGCAAATGGGTAATTAATTGCCGGAAAAATTGGCTTGAGATTCTAAGGCACACAATCTGCAAACCACAGCATAAACCAGAACCTGAATACAAAGGCTCACGCCGAAAGCAGGAGGCATGATGAATAACATCGAAGAATTGATTTGCCAGTCACGAATTAAAGAAATCTCCCATGGTTCCTCTCCGCTAATTGGTGAGAAAGAACGGCTAGCACTGACGGCTATGTACTGGCATCAAGAGCACCAAGCAGCAGTAGAAGCATTTCAAGAAACTGGCCGCAATTTATTGTTGGCCCAGGAGCAAATTACTGCACTGATAGCTCAACTGGAAGCGGCACAGAAAGAGCGTGATGAAGCGATAGTGCTGAATAAGCATCTAGATCTTTCGATTAGAAAGGGGGAAGTAGTTAATTCCTCACTTAGAGAAAGAGCAGAAAAGGCAGAGGCACAGGCAGAATCAAATGCGCTAGAGATTAGGAAACTTGGTCTGCAATGGAGTCGCGCAGAGAAAGTAGAAGCTGAGTTATCAGCGGCAAACGAGAAGCTAGTAGTGCCTGTCGTGTTACCTGATGACGGCCTGGAAGACTGCATAAATATGTGGCCCGATAATTGGCGAAATGACTTTGACACTGGTTATAACTTTGGAATTTGGCGCTGTGAGCAAAATATCAAAGCAGCCGGTTTCGCGGTAGAGGGGGAGTGAGCCTATGGCTAACGTAGAGGCTACATGGTCTGTTGATTTATATGTTTATTGTCCAAAGTGCGAAGACGGTTTTGACCTTAACTCTGACGGCAGCTTTACAGATGGCACTCACGGTTATGCGCTGCAAACCACTGCGGATGCTGATGCGGAGTGTCCTGAATGTGGACATAAATTCAAAGTTGATTTGGTTTGGTAGAGGGGAATGCAGATGCTGAGTAAAGAAGAATTGCAGGAAATGATAGTGGTTTACGGCAATAATCACAATGCATGTAGAGCCGCGAGGGAGCTGCTATCACTGCGTGAGCAATACAAATCACAGAGCAATGAACTTACTGCAATGACAGCAGCAGCTCAAGCGTTGCGTGATGAAATGTATAAATGTGATGCGAAATTAGATGCACTGGCAGCGTTATCGCCCGTTGCGTGGCGCAACCGCTTTACTGGTTATTTGCATAGTAACAAGCCCGGCATTGTTGATGATTTCTATGACGAGCTATTCACAGCAGCCAAGCCAATCAAAACACCGGTTACGCCCCCCCCTGATTGATGTCGATAATCTCAGCGGACACGAACTGGATTACGCGAAGTTTCACAATAACGCCATTGCCATGTGCTCT